GGTCTTATACTTTAAGGAGGGAATTAAATCACATGGATTACATTGTTTGGTGGACAGGATTAATCACAGTAGCACTTGCTCTCACTTATGTTGAGATTAGAGTATGGGAATGGTGGGAAAAGAGAAATGGTTGATAATATAATTACTGAAGTTGGATTCATTTTGTTGGGAGGTGCAGTTGCTTTCGTTCCCATCTACATATTAGGATTAGTACTTAAAGGAGAAGAGCAATGACCTGGTGGCAAAGATTATTTTACGGTTTTAATACTACACAAGAAGAAGAGAAGGAAGTTGTTCCTACATTTACTGATAAATTAACATCAAAAGGTTTTCAGTATAATGAAACTCAAGAGTGGTGGCAAAGAACATGGACTACTCCTATTGTTGATGGAGTAGAGACTTGTTTGGAAGTATATAAAAAGAATACTGATAATACCTGGAATGCTATCATGTATGGTACTGATGGTGGTGTATTTTATGAACATAATGTAGGTGAAAAGGAATGAAGATTACCCAAAAGATTATTGATGATCTTACTGTTGCATTAGCACACACTAAGAAGGATGGTACAGAGAACTGGAAGGATGGTGATGAGATAGATGTCTGTTTAGGTGGGACATTTGCTAATGATAAGTTTATATCTTTAATCAATAGGAGTAAAGATAAATGAGTGAATTTCAAGCAGATATTAAAGACAAAGAGTACGATGAGGAGGGTAATGAGTTAGACAAACATGGGTTTAAGGTTAAGAAGTATCCAAATGGGTTAGAGTCTGTTCGCAAATCTGTTGAGAATTGTGAGCAATTATGTGGATTGGATAAGAATGTAATGATGGAATTACTTAAGGGTGAATGGAGTGAATCAACTACATTAAATTCACTTGGTAGGGAAAGTCACAAAATCACAATAGAATACAACATTAAACAAAAATCATGATACATAATGAAGATGCAATGGAAGCAATGAAAAATCCTCTTAGTCCTGTTAAGATGGTAAGAGAGACTTATTCTAAATGGTTACAAAGAAGTGTGACCGAGGTGCAAGTCCAGTTTAAAGACGAGGAACCTGCATGGATACCCTATGAAACTTTATTAGCAATGCAAAAAGATGATTGAGAATGTTACTTGTGCAATTGATGAGGTTGAGGTTGACTGTGATACTTGGCAACCCATTGAGGAAAGGGATAAATTCCTAGAAGCAATTAAAGAGAGAGCATATCGTAAGGGTAATTTTACTCTTTCTTCTGGTCGTGAAAGTAATCATTATGTTAATATGAAACCTGTAACTCTTACGGGGGATGCACTTCTTTATATTAGTTGGTGTATCTTAGAGTGTATAGAACCTGATAGTGTAGCAGTAGCAGGACTTACATTAGGTGCTGATCCTTTGGTTAGTGGTGTTACTATTGCAGCAACACTAGATGATCGTAAAGTGGATGCACTTATAGTAAGAAAAGAACCTAAAGGTCATGGTACTGCTGCATGGATTGAGGGAAGATTGCCAGAAAAGGGTTCTCGTGTTACAGTATTGGAAGATGTAGTTACTACTGGAGGTTCATCAATAAAAGCGGTTGAGAAATTACGTGATGCTGGTTATGTAGTAGAACGTGTAGTATCAATCGTGAATAGACAAGAAGGTAGAGAAGCAGATGATGCTTTTGCTGCTGTTAATGTAGAATTGATTAGTTTATTTTCATTGGAGGAATTTGCAGATGACACTTAAGACTCATACAGTTGAGAAGAAGAATCCTAAGCATAATCAGGAATGGAGTTGGGAAGAAACTCCTGAATTGTTAGCAGCAATAGAACAACTGCATAAATCTTCTGAATTAGCTAGAAGTATTAAAGTTCCTAATTTACATGTGGGAACCAACAACTTTGCAATTCCACACAAACGTGTGGTAAAATAAATAAATCGTATTTGTAAGGATTATTACTCATGGCATCATATCAAGTTACAGTTATTGATACTGAAGGGACAGAAACTACTGTTGAGGTTAATGACGATCAGTACATCCTTGATGCAATAGAAGAGGATGGTGTTGATGCACCTTATTCATGTAGAGCAGGTGCTTGCTCAACATGTGCAGGGAAGATTCTTGAAGGTGAGGTAGATCAAGAGGAACAATCATTCCTTGATGATGAACAATTGGAGAAGGGATTTGTTCTTACTTGTGTTGCTTATCCTAAATCTGACTGTAAGATTCAATTAGGAGAGGAAGAAAGTCTTTACTAAATAGTCCTTCGGTACATTACAGACAACACATTGAAGGATAAGAAAGCAGCAAAGACAATCATCAGAAGAGCAAAAGAACATCCTGGATGGTATACTAAACAAGATGTTCTATACGCTAAAATGGTTAAAAAGCGTATAAAACAAGAAAAGCAAGCAAAAAAGCATGAAGCAGAGAACCAAGAGGGAGTATAGTGAGAAGGAGTATTGGGAAGGTAAAGTTCCTGATGATAAATTTGATGAATACCTGAATAAATATGGTTATGAATATACTCCAACTGACTATCACAAGATTCCACATAGATATTGAGAAGTGTTGCGACACTCTAAAGACAATATAAAGTTTATAGATACAATACATAACTAATGTTATGATGTACAAACATTTCTCCTTAAAACCATGTTTAATTTAGACCAAAAGTACGAATCCTACGTTAGAAATGGGGATAAGAAACTGCGTATTGATGGTTTAGAGGAAAGAGTGAGGGGATATGGGTATACTGATGATGGTAAAGATATTGATGGGTATTATTTGATTACTGATAATTATACTCTTTATTATAATAAGAAAGAACAGTTCCTTAAGATGGAATCACTTGAGAAAGTGGCACAACCTATTGACCAACCTACTCTGGTTGATGTATAATAGGATTATAGAAAAAAAAATTAAATGAAAATCGCACTTGCCGCCCTCGTTGCCCTCAGTGCTTGCACTCCAGCGATAGCAGATGAGTATCAACCTGGTTATTCTTCTAGTCGTACCTGTTTTAGAGAAGAATATAGAGAAGAATATGTACCAGGAACATCAGATAATCCTGGTTATGTAAGGTCTTGGCAGGAAACTATTGAGTATCCTTGTAAGAGAAGTAGAATAGAAAGAACACCAGAGACTACCACTAGAACCAGAAGATATGAAGAGTATGATGAGAATGATTGTTCTGATGGTACTATTGCGGGTGCATTACTTGGTGGTGGACTAGCAGGATTTGGATCTCGTGGAAAGGATCGCTGGTGGGCAATACCATCAGGTGCTATTGTTGGTGGTATTATTGGATGTGATATTGATGGGGGTTAAGGGGGAACCTCTAAAGTGTCCTAGTAGTATAAGCATCTTTTATTATGATTACTAGAGAAGATCAGAAATATATTCTTTCTCTTACCAAAGAGTTACTCCCATCTGTAATGAAGGAGATTGGATTTGACCCTACTCTTAAAGAGGTGGGTCATTCTTTTGGTGAGAAATTAGAAGAGACATTAGTAAATAAGTTAATTGAAAGAGACAAGAGGTTTAGTAGTCCTGTTGCTAAAAGAGATATGGCAGATCTTTATTTTAATAAGGATTTGATTAATATTAAGTTTGGATATAAGAAGAAAGGACAACCCAATATGGTTGCATTTAATAGACTTTCTAAGAGATTTCTTAATAAAGAAATAGATTCTTATTGGATCTTAAGCATTGATGGTGCAGATAATAAAGTTTGTTTCTTTAATTTGTATGAACAACTTGATTATACAAATACTAATTTAGGAACAGGACAAGTAATGTTGAATGAGAGTAAATTCTATATTGTTTTTAATCAAGATAAAGACTATACTATTGGTAGAACTGATGTTATAATGAAATTAAAGAAAATTAGTAGAGATGCTACAGAATCTCATGTTAAATTGAAATTAGAGCAAGAGGAACAAAGACAGGAGATGTTTAATGCTGCTTTGTAAGTATTATAATGATGATTGTGTAAAGTTTTCAGATAGTTATGAGGGTCAATTTGATTCTATAGTTACTGATCCTCCTTATGGTATAGAATATCTTGGTAATGATTGGGATTCATATCAAAATTGTATTGCATTTAAGAAATCTACATGGGAATCTATATCTAAACCATTAAAACCTGGTGGTTATTTGTTAATCTTTGGTGCATCTAAAACATTCCATAGATTAACATGTGCTGTGGAAGATTCAGGATTAAAGATTAGAGATGTCTTGATGTGGTTATATGGTCAGGGTATGCCTAAGAGTCAAAATATAGGTAAGAAAGACCCTAATTGGGAAGGTTGGGGAACTGGTCTTAAACCTTGTTATGAACCTATATTATTAGCACAAAAACCAATATCTGAGAAGACTATAGTTAAGAATTGCCAAGAACATGGAGTAGGTGCAATTAATATTGAAGAGAGTAGATTAGAATCAGGAAGATGGGCAGGTAATGTATTACATGATGGAAGTGATGAGGTAGAGCAAGAGTTTGCTAAATTTGGTGAAAGAGGTAATGGATGGAGTAGAAATTATGGTGTAGAAGATTATCAAGGTAGACAGTATGGTGGTGGAGTATTTGGTGGAGGTGGATATATTGGAGATACCACATACTGTGATGAAGGAACTGCTAGTAGATTCTTTTATTCAACTAAGAGTTCAGTTAAAGAGAGAACACATAATAGAACTATTAAGAACGATCATCCTACAGTTAAGAACATGGAGTTGATGAAATATCTTATTAAGTTAGTAACACCCAAGGGAGGAACAGTTTATGATCCTTTTGCTGGTTCAGGTACTACACTAATTGCAGCAAAAGAACTAGAAGTTAATTCAGTTGGTGTAGAACTATCTGAAGAGTATTGTAAGATCATTCAGGATAGAATTGATGCTGTTACATCTCCGATGGAACAAATACTCTAAGGGGGAACCTCTAAAGTGTCCTTCTAGTGTTCCCATATAAGTACGTTCGGTCATTGGGATGCTGAGAACCAGCGAGTCAGGCAATGTAGCGAGCAAATGCCGTGGATAAGACCTGACTCATCAAATTATTTCTTTTATTATGGCAACAAGATCACGCATCGGTTTAAGATTAGCAGGTGATGCTATTCTTTCTGTGTATCATCATTGGGATGGTTATCCAAAGTGGTTAGGTGTACATCTTGTTAAGAATTACACCACAAAAGATCAAATTGCAGAACTTCTTGATGGTGGTGATATTTCTTGTATTGATTCTGATACTAATTGGGATAGACAAGAATGTGAACCTCATGTCCAATATTATAATGACAGAGGAGAAAAGACTGAACCACGTTTAGATCTCAATGAGTATGATTTCTTTATGAACAATGAAGAATTTGCATACATATTTGAGGATGGAGAGTGGACTGCTTATGATTTAAGTTATAAGTATGATGATAACTATCAACCTACTAGTTACATAGCAGAACCAATCGAAATTCCATCTGATTATCCAAAGGAGTTAGCAGCATGATTGAAAACGAACCACCTCTTAATAACACAGATGAAATGATTAACAATTTCATCGAAGAATGTGAGAGAGAAGCAGCAAAGTTAGAAATCACTGTAGACTATTATATTGCTGAGTTTGTCGTTTGACAATCTCAGCATTTTCTATTAAAATGGAAGTAATTATCACACCAGATTTAGAACCACTTTATCAATCTCATAAGGAAAATACTATGGCAGATGAAAAACGTTACAAACTTGTAGAGCAAACTACTACTGGATGGAGTGCTATTGGTACACCTGATTCAGTTAATTTAACAAAAGAACAATGTGATACAAAGATTAGGGAATTAGTTAATGCTGGTGTTAATCCTAATGACATCAGAGCAGTTGACACTAATGATCCTCGCTTTCCTATTCAAAGAAAAAATTAAACATCACCTCTGAGATTAACTCCTATGAATGAGTATGAGCAGTTGAATTTGTGGGAAGATTATGAACCGAAAGTGAATGATTATGTTATTTGGGATAAACATGAGTATGGTAAAGATGAGGGGTGGGTATATTTTAAGTCGGATCAATATATCACTATAGAAACTCATGTTAAACGTAAACCACCCGATGAATATGAGAAAAATCCCAAGCACAGATATATTCATACCCTATTACTGTGTCATAGACAGTTTTGGGGTCAATTAAAGTATGTAAAATCACGCAAACCTTTAGAATATATTCAACATTACTCTGAATGTGATGATTAATGACTGAAATTAAAGAAAATTTATTAGTATTTGAGTTTGATTATCCTTTTGCAGAAAGAGTTAATCCAATTTTACAATCTCAAATTAAAGAAAGGTATCAACAACCTAAACTAGGTAAAGGAGCACAAGAATGGCAACCTGAGAATATTCATGCTAATTTTACTGGATTTAATTTTGATTCTAAAGAAGTAACTAATTTATCCCAATGGGTAAGTAATAACTTAACTAATACCTTAAAGATTTCTCTAAAAATTGCTGAAATATGGGGAGTTTTATATAATGAGGGTGATTATACTACACCACATCAACATGCTCCCAGTCTGTATTCATTTACTTATTATGTAAATGCTCCAAAGGGTTCATCTCCATTGGTTTTTACTACTTCTGGAAAGAAAATCAAACCAGAAGTAGGAAAGGTAGTTTTATTTGAGAGTAGATTGGTTCATCATGTTCCACCTAATAAATGTTTCGAGAGATGTGCTATTTCAGGTAATTTTATTTGGGATAGACCTACTGGAATGTTTAAGTATGGATATTAGGGGGGAACCATTAAAGTGTCCTTCTTATACAATTATTATTAGAATCTAATGAAACCTGCTGAAGTTCTTAAAGAAATGGGTGAACTTAGAGAAACTTATAAGAAACAAAGTTTTTCATTTACCAAAGACCAACGCACCCGTTATGACGAATTGTTAAAATTAAGACGGGAAAGAGTCAGTATGTTCATAAAAACTGGTAGAGTATCCAAAGGAGGACTTCGCAAGAAGGAAGAGAAGGTACAAACCGACTCCGAATCCTAAATAACTAAAACCTCATTTTCTAATGAAAACTTTTCAGCAATTCATTACTGAAGTTTACGATAAAGAATTAACCACTGCAACCAGAGCACCTGGTGAAGGTGGTAGAGTTCGTGCATCTAGGAAGAAGACTGAACCTGAAAAGAGAAGGATTAAAGCAGTAGGTGGAGGTAAAACTGCACCTGCTAAAGATTATAAACCACGTAAAGATATTGGTACACAAAAACCAAGATCTCAACGTGAGCAACAACCAGAGAAGGAAAGAGGTAGTGCTGCATTAACAGCAAAAGCAGCACAAAAGAAGGCATATTTAGAGCGTAAGGCAAGAGAAAAGGGTGCTAAAACCAAGACTGCATCTGAACTCTTAAGTAAGAAAACATCTAAGACAGTTGATCCTAAGTATAAACCAGCAAAGGCATCTGGTTATACTAGAGCAGAGAGACAATCTTTAACCAGAAGAGGTGAAAAGAAACTTAGAGATCTTACACTTGCTGCTACTGGTAAGAAGAAAGAGAGTGAATTAAAGCATCCAATCACTCATAAAGAGAGAGCAAGACGAGCAAAGGTAAAATCGTGAATTTAGGGGGGAACCTCTAAACTGTCCCTATAGTGTCCCTGTAAGCGTCTGTATGGCGTTTATTTTCCTTTTATGATATAATATGGAGGGTGAAACTTTTACTATGAAATTGCGTCCACATCAGGAACGCATTGTTGATACTATGTCAACCAACCCTAAAGGGCAAGTGATTGTTCCTACAGGTGGTGGAAAGACTATGTGCATGATTAAAGATGCACAGCGTGAATATAACTCTTGTAGTTGGGATGTGTTTGTAAAGAAACCCCAACGTAAGACTATAGTTGTTGTATCTCCACGTATATTATTAGCACAGCAACATTGTGATGAATTTGAGGAGTATATGGGGTTACATCCTATGCTTCAGAGAAGAGTATTGCATGTACATAGTGGTGATACTGAGTATGAATCAACCACTAATTCTGATGCAATTCGTGAATGGAATAATAATAACTATCGCTACAATAAATTAATCTTTACGACTTATCATTCTTTACATCGTATACAAGAGTCTGGTATAAATGTAGATACGATATATTTTGATGAGGCACATAATAGTGTTCAGAGACATTTTTATCCTGCTACTAAGTTTTATTCAGGTGTGGATAATGTTCGCTGCTATTTCTTTACTGCTACTCCTAAGTATAATAAGTCTCTCTACAATCCTAGCATGGATAATGAAGAGGTTTATGGTAAAGAATTAGAGAGAATTACTGCACCTGAGTTAATAGAAAATGGGTTCATATTGCCACCTAAATTTGTTATTAAAGAACTAGAAATGACAGAGAGTGGTAGAACACCAGTAGCAAAAGAATGTGAGCATTTAATAGAAACTATTGATTCATCTTCTTCTGATAAAATACTCATTTGTGCAAGAAGAACAGCACAAATTGTTAATTTGGTGGAGGATACTTCCTTTTGTTCAGAGTTACAAATGCGTGGATATTCTTGGATGTATATTACATCAAAGACGGGAGCATTTATCAATGGGAAGAAAGTAAGTAGAGATGAATTCTTTGAGACTTTGAGATACTGGGGAAAAGACGATTACAGGAAGTTTGTTGTACTTCATCATAGCATATTGTCTGAAGGTATTAGTGTACCAGGATTAGAAGCAGCAGTATTACTCAGGAACATGAATCCTATCACAGTTAGTCAAACAATTGGTAGGGTAATTAGGACGGGTAATAGTGATAAGAAGTTTGGGTTGATTTGTGTACCAATATATGATAGAGTAGGAATAAGTACTGCTAAAAGAGTTGGTAAAGTAGTGGATAGTATTTTAGCATGAAAGATGTTATTTTATTTGGAGATTGTCGAGAGACACTAAAACAATTCGATGAAAAGGCAAGGTGTTGTGTGACATCTCCACCTTATTACGGATTGAGAGATTATGGTGGAGAAAATAATCAAATTGGATTAGAACAAACACCAGAAGAATATATTAATCAAATGGTGGAAGTGTTTAGATTAGTGAGAGATAATCTTACGGATGATGGTACATTGTGGTTGAACATTGGTGATAGTTATTATAACTATAGACCTGGAAAAGGTCAGTCATTAGTTAAACAAACTGTTAGTAACACTAAACAAGATTTACCAGACAAATGTGCAAGACGAGGTAATAAATTAGAGGGACTAAAAGAGAAAGATTTAATTGGTATTCCTTGGATGTTAGCATTTGCATTGAGAGCAGATGGATGGTATTTAAGACAAGATATTATATGGCATAAACCTAATCCAATGCCAGAAAGTGTAAGGGATAGATGTACTAAATCCCATGAATATTTGTTCCTATTAAGTAAGAACAAACATTATTATTATGATAATGATGCTATCAAAGAACCAGCAAAAGATTGGGGAACAAGAGATAGAACTAATGGCAAATATCATAATCCTGGTAGTGGATTACAACCTCATTCAGGTTTAACTGAAAGTTATGAAATGAAGAATAAAAGATCAGTTTGGAGTATAACAAATAAACCATATAGAGGAGCACATTTTGCATGTTTCCCACCTGATTTAATTAAACCTTGTATATTAGCAGGTAGTGAAAGAGGTGATATTATCCTAGATCCTTTTATGGGAAGTGGCACAACTGCAATGGTAGCAAAGGAATTG